TCTATTTCTGTCATCGTTATCTCTTAAAATAAATTCAAAAGTAACCTCTGAGCTATGTATTGGAGTATCAACCTTTTCCCCACGTCCCTTGTATGACAATTTAAAGCCATCTCCTCCAACATTAAAGTCACTACTAGCACCTACATAACCATCCTTTAAGATATGCAGTCCGTAATAGATTCCATTATCGTCTCTAAAATTTGCTTTATTTGTTATTCCGTATGCCATTAATAACTATTTTTTCTTCGTGAGTATCTGTCGTTAGATAAGAATATATCCTCGCCACTTATCATACCTTTTACTTGTACCGTCTGACCTCCTATCATATCTTTTAACTTATTCAATGGAGCTATGACCTCTGGATTTGTATTTGCTCCAGCATACTCTCCCATCAAACCAACGGTTGGTCCAGAAACTATACCACCATCGGCAAAGGCTGGGATTGCTTTGTTAAATATTCCTCCGACTGCTGCTCCAGCTCCAGCAGCTATTCCAACATTTAAAGGAAATGGTACACTTATAAGAATCTTAGCTATTTGCGTAGCTATTGCCTCACTTAGTTTTGCTTTTACTACATCTCTAGCAGCATTTAAGGCGACTTTTCCAATAGCCTTAAAACTTAACTCAGCTCCTTCTTGCATTGAGTTAAAAGCATTAACAAAAGTATCTTCTAGTTGTAATCCTATCTGCTCTAGTTTTGTAAGTGAGCTTCCTAATATATCTACAGCAGTTGCAGTTTCAGTTATTTTAGCTGGTGTTGTTACTTCAATAAGACCAGTTTTTTTAGGCTCTATTCTTTGTGGTATAGCAGACTTTTCAAAAGATATTTTTTTAGTGTTTTTTGCTATCGTATCACTTAATGTAGATAATTTCTCAAAGTCTCCAACTACTGGTCCTAAATCTAAATCGTCTGTTGTCTCTTGGTATTCGTGCCATTCATCATTTAGGTCTATCATTCTCTTTGTTAGATAACCTACAGCCAAAACTACTGCACCAATGGCAGCACCTACTGGAGTTATTGCAGCTACAAAGCCTATAATTAAAGGAATAACCGTTGATAATGTACTAACTAAACTACCTATGACTACTATAACTGGACCGATAACAGCAGCTAGTCCTCCGTATTTTATAATAGCTTCTTTTTGTTCATCATTAAGACTTCTAAGTACTTTTATAACATCTAAAACTATCTTTTTAAATGGCTCTATATTTTCTACTATTAACTTACCAAACTCCTCAGAAACATCGCTCAATGAGTTTTGTAGTTGTTGGAATGGTCCTAATCCAGCTTCTGCTGCTGCCTCTGCTGCTCCTCCGTATTGTTTCTCTAACTCGTCTAATATTATAGTTTGAGCATCAGCAAGTTTGTTTGTTTCTGCTAAAGATTTTATAATAGCTTTTTGCTCTTCTGAAAATTGAATACCACTACGACTCAATGCAGATAAGTTAGCGACTGGATCATTTAACGCTTTACCTAATTGTATAGATGCACTCTTTAAATCTCCGTCTAGTCTAGTTGCTAAGTTTAAAGCAGCCTTTTGAGTTCGTGCAAATTGCTCTCCAGCTATATTAGTAAAGGTCAATAGTTGAGCAGTAGCATCTTTTAGTATTACCTCATCTCCAAAGATTGTTTTAGCTTGTAAATCTGCTGCCATCTTTTGAAGCTCTTGAGATGTAAAACCAGCAGCGTTTCCAGTAGATATTAAACCAGCCTCAACTTGTGCTAATGCTTTTGCTTGTTGGTCAAATGCTGCCACACTAGCAGCACCTAGAGCGACTATTGGAAGAGTTACGTTCCTTGATAAAGTCTGTCCAAAGGATTTCATATTGCCTCCAAACTTTTTCATTGAACGCATTGACTTTTTCAGACTGCTCTGGAATTGCTTATCGTTTAAGCTTAATTTAATACTTAATGTTTTCTCAGCCATTGTCTTTATTTAGCAATTCGTATTTCTTTTTAATATATTCTGCTCTCTTCTTTTGTTTCTCGATGTCGGTCTTTACTTTCTTTTTCTCCCATTCAAACCTCATCAGCTTCTGTGGTGTTAGGTTTTGCCCTTTCTTAGTATGTGGCTGTAAATTAACACAAGCCAACCAGCGTATCCTTTCCCATTCCCATTGCTGTTCTTTTTCTGCTCTATCGTTTACGCCCTTTTGCATACAGATAAACTCGTGAAAAGTTAAACTCCAAAAGTCTTGAGGTAATAATCCGAAGCCATAACCTATAGCCTCTAAAGTATCCCAAGTTACTTCTTTTTCTTCGCCCCTTTCGGAGCTTTCACGTTTCCCTCTGTCTCAAATTTAGCAGAGAACTGACCAGAAAATACCTCTAATACTTTATTCAAAGCCTCAAAATCTTCGTCTAGTAAATCAGCGACATCATCAACATTTAAAGAACACTCTTGACCACTCACTCGTGATCCGTCTTTTATTCCGTTTAGGATAAGATAACAAGCATCGTCTAAACTCATTCCCTCTCCTAGCTTATCTAAGTCAGCTAAACTTCTTCCAGTATCTTTACAGAATAACCTCAACGAGTTCATTCCAAATCTTACTGGGTAATCTGTTCCATTTATTATAACTATTTCGTACATCTTTGTTAGTTTAAGTTATTGTCAGTTGGAGCAGAGCCGAAGCCCTTACCCCAACCAACAAAGAAATTATACAGGAGTCTTAGTTAATGCACCAGTTCCCTCTATTGAACAAGAGTAAGTTGGAGCATCTTCTGTACCACCAGAAATCTCAATAGAAGTAATAAAACCGTCTCCAGTAATTGTGTAACCAGCTGGTGTTGCTAGAGCAAAAGTAAAATCTACTGCTGTTCTATCAAACATCTGGTCAAATAATTCTGATACATCAGTATCTCCAGCAGTTGCTGAGAAGTCCATAAGACCATCAGCACTAAGGCTAAAAGACTTTTGACCACCTAACAAATCTCTCCAACCAGCAGAGTCTTTAGTTGAGATGTCTATTGTATCTACATTCATTGAAAGTGAAACATTCTGTGAGTGCATCAATTTCGCTTCAGCTCCTCCACTACTTGGAGAAACTTTTAGGATTAAATCCGTACCGTTAAAAATTGCCATTTTCTTTTAATTTTAAAATTTATAATTAGCTAATATCTAAATCTTTCTTTTTAGACTTCTTCTTTGTTGTATCTATTGCATCATTATGCTTTAAGAAGTTAAAGACTGCTCTCACTACATTGTAAGTTTCGCCCTCTTCATATTGTACCTCTCTACATTCGATGTTCTTTTTTATCTTTACTTTATACATATCTATCTATTTATGTTAAATCTGTAATCTTGTGCTATACCATATAAACCAATACTACCAGCACTATCATCGTATAGCTCATTCTGGTCTTGGTAAAATATCTTATCAACTACTACGCCACTATACGTCCCACTAACATAGTCTAAAGCAGTGCGAATATAACCAGCAAGAGTTACCATGTCAGCGTAGCTATTGTGATATATGCTTATTTGTACTCTGACGTAATCGTACTCACTTACTCCATTCTTAGTGTTGTTAGGCTCATCTCCAAACATCTGATAAGTTATATAAGGCAACTTAACGTCTGTAGGGAAATTGTAACGACTAGGGAATATTCTCAAGTTGCCATCAGTAGTAACTAAAGGAGCTACGTTTGAGTCGTTGCTAAGTATGTTGTATATTACTTTACCTATCTCCATTACTTCATTCTTTTGTCAATGAGTTTTTTTATTTCTCCTATTACGCTATTTATAGCTGTGTTACCTTTACTAGCAGCAGTCTTATCTAACATTCTTAGTCCAGGAATACCCCTAAATCCATACTCTAAAAAGTAAAAGTAAAATCCACTTTTTTGTTTATCAGCAAAAGACTTTTTAACTCTTGGACCTATATATACCGTTGGTGGTTTGCCTTTAACATTCTTACCATTGATTATAGCCAAAGACTTTTTAAGTTGCTTAGATTCAACTGGCACAATAGATTTAAGCTCTTGTAGAATAGGCTTAGATGCTTTTCTCATTCCTTGCCTTAGTAGTGTCTTATTTTTACTATCAGACATATTAAGCTTTTCTAAGTCCTTAATTAAAGAATTTAGTTCTCTCTCATCTATTTGCGCTGATACTATCATTGCTCTGGAAAAGGATTAATACCGTTATCTATTAATATGTTGATCCAATCTAATTCGCTAGTATATAAATCTACATTGTCCCACTTAGTCTCTAAACATTGATAAGTCTCTAGCACTCCATACGATACTATCGCATCACTATCGTTCCAAACGATGTAGTAACTCTTTACCTCTGGGTAACATATTTCTGTTAGTCTTAAACTCATGTTGTCAGTTGTGTTAGTTCTGTATCACTTAAAGCCTCATTAAATACTGCTACTGCTTTGCATTTGCCGTAAAATTTATCGACACCTGCACCATTGTCAAATGCTAACTTGTTTAATCCTATTGGTACGCTTCCAATTGTGTCAGTAGCTACTTCTACACCATTAACCCATAATGCAAAGTCATTTTGTTTATATTTTAAACCAATTTTTAAATAATTATCTACATCAAATAATGATGTGCTGTGTGAAAATTGTGTTGTTCCATTAGATATAAGAATACAAGCTAATGTATTTAATGTTGATTGATAATAAATATAAATTGTGTTATTAGTAGAGCCACTTGAAATTGATAAACCTCTATTTGGATTAGTTGTATCTGTATCAGATAAAGCAGCTATCTCTGCATATAACACACCCTCTGTTGAGTTTATTAATGTAGCACTACCAGCACCAGTTGCAGTCTCTGTAGCTCTTACTCCTTGTGTAGATAAGCTAGGCATATAAGAAGTAGAATAACCTAAATTCTCTATCTGTGCATTTGTAACACTACCACTAACTGTACTTGTAAGAGTTCCACTTGTAGCAGTAAATGTTAAAGATACTCTGTCATTTACTCCAGTTCCTACAAGACTACCACTATAAGAACCACTAAATGTAATTGTTCCAGTTCCATAAAATGAAACAGAATAATCACTTGCTGATGTACTTACACTTTGTGTAGATAGTGTGTCAGTATTTAAATATAAATTTGTTGTAGTAGGCTCTAACAATATATGACCATTCTCTCCATTACTATCATAGCTTAATCTTGGAATGTTGTTGGTGTCTATTATTTCTTTTACTGATACGTTGTCTATTGTTATGCTTGTATTTGTAAAAATTCCAACATAATTACCATTGGCAGAACCTACCA